ATGGTGCTCCTACTGAGGCTTGTAAAACTGCAGCCTGTTCCTCGAAGCTTCCTCTCAATTTTTCTGATAATTGAAATTCTAAATATGTATTTTCTGCGTCAAATTCTATTAATAATTGTGTTTCTAATTCCTCTTGAATTATTGTTAGCCAAGGTGCTAGGCAGTCTGTATATAGTTGTCTGTGTTGTTCTGTTAAGCTTGAATAATTTTGATTTCCCAATCCTAAAAGTCCAGCCGGGATTCCGTATGCTGAAGCCACTATTTCTCTTGCTAGTTGATTGCTTTCTAAATATTGAGCATCCCTTGGGCTGAAGGTTTGGAGTGGTTTTGCAATCATGCCCTCCTCTAGAACTGCGGTCTTTCCTGAGTTTCTTGCTCCTGTGAATGAGGCATCCCAGTCTGCTCTAAATCGTGATCTTGCTGTGTCGCTCCATTGCGGTGCTCCTAGCGGTCTTTCTATTACAAGGCTGGCTCTAGCTCCTTGTCGCCATAATCCTTCTCTGTGTTCGGCTGCTGCTTGTTGCTCAGCTAATAATTGTCTAAGGGTTTCTAGTGGTGATAATCCTTTGCGTGGATCTTTTGGATTGTAGCCATGAATATGAATTATTTGATCTCTGGTATATTCTATTGAGCCTGTTGTGCCTTTGATTAAATAACTGTCTGGTCTTAGCCAGTTTGTTCCTTGTGGTTGAACCATAGTTGCTGGGACTCTAATTAATGAAATCCTTCCGTCCTCGCCTTTGACTTTTATTCTTATTGCTTCGTCATAAATGCAAAGATCTTTAACTAGTGCTTCCATCCATCTTGATCTCGTTGTATAGAAATCCGGTTGATCTATTGTTTTTGCTAATGGTGTTCCTGTTTCTCTTTCTCTGTTGTTGTCTTGAAGTCTTTTATAAGCGTGGAGTGGAATTTGTGATATGTTTCTTGCTAGAAAATCAACCACTGTTCTAACCTCGTGTTGTTGTTTATATAATTCTGCGTATTCTATTGCTCTGCCGTCGTATGTTGCAATGAATCCGCCAAGGTCAGGTCTGACTATGGTTGATGTATTTTGAATGGCTGTCAGTCCGTTTTCGTTTTCGACTATTGCCATTTTTTATTCCTCCGTTGCTTGTATAAAGTCTATATTAGTTTTTTCAATTAGGATTTTTCCTTTTACCTGAACGGGTTCTCCGCCGGGTTCTAGGAGCTCTGCCTCTCTTAATTCTAGTAGTGCTCCTTTTTCATTTGTCAGGAATCCTCTAAATGCTTTATCGGTTTTTAGGTTAATTATTACTTTTTTTCCGTAAAGTATTTTTTTATAATTATTAGCCAACTGCTGAAACCCTTATCCCGATTGTCGGATTTTGGAAGTTCAGTCCGATTGAGCTTGATATATTATTTGTCAGCGTACCGTTTTGGTAATCGAATGTCGTCCAGTCTGTTGATCCATTATAATAGCCTGTTGCTCCAAGTGTATTATATTGGATTAAACTATCTGGAATTCCAGCTCCCCAGAATGGATTTGTTATTCCGGGCAAGTCTGATATCAATCCGGGCAGATTTGTTTTTGATCCATTTAATGGTCCGTAGGCTAGTCCCATAAAGTATAGGGTGTTTGCTGTTAAGGTTGTGCTTGATGCTAAAGTAAATTGTAAGCCAGTATAGCTGCTCTGTGTATCTCCGTTCGCAATTGTGAAATAACCCATATCTTTATGTAATGTTGTTGGTGTATTCCCGTTTGAATTGTAGATATAGGCTCTTAATTTTACTCCGCCGTTGTTCTGTGCGTCTGTTGGATTATTTAATAATCCTAGGCAGAATTTATCAATTGTCACTTGGCTTGCGAATTTTATTGGGACGAGAAATGCTGAGTATCCTGATATTCCGCCTTGTGTTTTTGTATTTCTTGTAAAATAATATCTGCTTGTAGCTGGTGCTGGTATTGTGTTAAGTGCTGCGTTTAAGGGATCTGAGTTTACATAATTTGTTCCGTCGTATAAAACTGTCTGTCCCGGTTTGATGCTTGTTATAACCACGTCGTTTAAATCGTTTAAATGAACGTGTCCGAATGGTGCTGGTCCGTTTACCCATTCTGTTCCGTCGTATTGTAAAACGTCGTCTGTTGAGGCGTCCGTTATATTTACGTCTAATAATCCGTCTAAATCGTTTGATCCTGCTCCTCCCGGAGCGTAGAAGCTGCTATCTGTCATATTATTAACCTACCTTCAGTATTCTTATGTCTTGTGTTGCTGATGTTGATATTCCCCATACTTTTGCTCCTAGTCGCAGGTTCAGGGTTCTTGCTCCGCCAGCTGGAATTGGTGATCCCGTTGCTGTGGTAACTGTGTTTGCTCCGTCTATATATAATGTTGCTGTTCCGTTATTAAGTATTTCGTAGGTAATTCTGCCGTCGCCTCGTCCTGCTGCTTCGTCTGTAACGTGCACCAGTTCAACTGCTGTTAGTCCTGCGATTATTTTTGTTGCTTGTATTGCTCCGCTCATATAAGTTCAACTCCTCTTTCCTCATAAACTGATTTCCCTGTTAAGCTTGTCCCTGCTAGCATCGCTGAATTGATTGCCATAATTAAAGCAACGATCCCGTCGATGCGTGCTGTTGATTTCGCCTTGTCAGGTTTTAAATTTCCAGCCGGGTCAGTATTTACAAGTGCCGCGTCTGCGTGTGCTCTCAACACTTTATGTCCTCCATGTTTTATATTTTTTGCTGCGATTAATCTTTCTAATTCTTTTGTTGGTGCAGACATTGTTGCGAATCCTTGTCTTGTTGGTGCAACCCTCATTCCCTGTTCTTGTAATTCTGTTATTAAGCTTGTTGCGTTCCAAGGATCGTATGCCAATTCTAAGACCTGTGCGTTGTCTGCCTGTTCTATAATTGCGTGTTTAATCCAGCGATAATCAATTACGTTTCCGGGTGTTAGTATTATTTGTCCTTCGTTTGCCCATTGTGAATATGGTAGTCTGTCCCTTCTTTCTCTTTCTGCTATATCTGCTTCTGGAATCCAGAAGGTTGGTATTATTGTGAATACTCCATTTTCCTCTGGGTATAGTCTAACCATTGAACTTATATCTGTTGTTGATGATAGATCGAGTCCTATAAAGCAAGGGCGTTTTTTATAGTCCTCTAAATTTATTTCTTGTCCGCAAGCGTCCCATGCTTCCATATCAATCCATCGGCTAACTTCTCTTGTCCATTTATTTAAATATAATTGTTGGAATATTGTTTGTCTTGCTGGGCTTGCTTTTGCTTTTCGAATTTCGTCTTGTAGATAATCCTCCATAACTGTTGTGCCAAGTGAGGGATTTGCTTTTTTCCAAGTTTCTGGATTTTGCCAGTCATCCTCTGCTTCTGTTGCATAAATTATAGTCAGGAAGCTTGGGTCGTCTAATTCTCCTTCTGCTATTTTTATTGCGTAGTCGTGTTGTTCCCATGCAATATGGTTAGGGTCGTATGTTCCTGCGGTTGTGATTCCAATAACTATTGGTTGTTGTCTTGCTCCAACTGATGAGCTTAAAACGTCCCAGATTTCTCTATTCTTGTGTGCGTGAACTTCGTCTAAAACTGCAATATGTGCGTTGAAGCCATGTTGTCCGAGTGCTTCTCCTGAGATTGTTCTTAAAACTGATCCGGTTTTTGTTACTTCAATATAGCTTCTTGCTGCTCTGCATCTTTTCCTAAGTGCTGGGCTTGCTTCGACCATTTTTCTTGCTAGTTCGTAGCATATTCTTGCTTGTCCTCTATCGCGTGCTCCCATATAAACCTGAGCTCCGGGCTCGTTATCTGCAACAAGACCGTATAAAGCGAGTCCTGCTGCGAGGGTTGTCTTTGCGTTTTTTCTTGGAACTTCAAGCCAGACGGTTCTATATAATCTTGTTCCGTCTTTTCTTTTGTAGCCGAATAGCGGTCTAATAACTTCGTATTCCATCCAAGGCATTAATTCCCATTTTTCTCCTGCTCCTCTGCCTTCTACTAATTTTAAGAGCCCAAAGAATTTCACTGCTCTCTCCGCTGCTTCCTCATCGTAGTATGCTCCTTCGGGTAAATATTTTCCGGCTGAGCTGTATGCGGGTCTAGTCCAAGAAATCGGTTGATTCGTCACTCTGTTCCGCCTTCAGTCTTGTTCGTGCTGATGGGGTCAACCCTAGTTCCCCGGCTAACATTCTTATTAATGTTGCTGCGTCCCTTTGTATTTGAACGGCTGGATTTTTTACAACACCATCTCGCCTTCCTTTTATTAAAACCCCGGATCTATCAACCAGCTCTGTTGCTTTTTGATAATTCACAACTGCGTTCACGTATGCAACTATAACGTCTTGGTCTGCTTCGTATAGCATATTCATTGATTTAAGTTGTTTGATTGTTCTCCTCCATATTATTTTTGCTTCGTCGCTTAGCCAGTCTGGCATTTTAGGTTGTTTGCTTTTATCTGGTTTTGGTTCTTTTGTATTAATTCGATCTTTGCGATCTCCTCGAACTATTCTTAAATGCGTTGGCGTTGGTGCTGGTCCGGGTTTAGCCATTTTCTTTTTCCTCTTTTTCTAGTTTCATATCAAATCCGTCTACAAAGCATCCGCATCCTCCAATGTCGAGCATATCGCAATCTTTTGTTTCTCTTGTTTTTAGTTCCTCTAGTGTAAGTTTCTTTTTTATATTATTTTTTTGTTCGGTTAATATTGAGACGTCTTTTCCTAAATAATTTCTTATTTCATTTTCTTTTTCCATCCATTTGTCGTAGCGTTCTGGCATTATTTGTAAAAGTTTTCTGAATTGTGCTTGTCCAGCTCTAACGCATCCTCCTCCGCAGTTATTATGACTAAATCCTAAGCTATATAATCTTGGTGGTTTTAATCCTTCTTTTTCTGCCTCTGCTATCATTTCCTCTTTTGATAAATATGGTTTTTCTGTCATAGGGAATTCTACTTTGTATGGTTTGTAGGCTTCTTTCACTGAAGGTATTCTGTGAGTTTCCGTCCAATCAATTCCAATTATAATAATTGTATTTTCTGGTTCTGTATTTTCTTTTAACCATTCTCTCGCTGGCTTTTGTTTTAATTCGTGTGAGCAGTTTGCTAATCTTGAATTGCCAAGGTATTTTTTGTCCTTAAAAACTTCCCAGATATTTCTCCCGTCTGCAACTCTTATATATTTGCATTTCAGGTTTTTTATTGCGTCGTCTATAAATCTGTAGGTATCCTCGTCCTCTCCGACGTGAGCTTCAGTGCTGTTTCCTTTTACGTCGCTAAATAAACAGATTACATTTTCTTTTCCGTATTTTTCTATTGCTCTTTTAGCTGCTGCCCAGGATCCTATTCCTCCCGAAAACATTACGATGCATTTAATCATTTTCTTTTTCCTTAAAGTTTTTACTCATATCTGTTTCTTTTCCGTTTAATAATGGTATATTCCCAGTCTGTTCTTGGTATCTTGTTGCTATAACATCGCAATAGCCTTCATCTAATTCTATTGCTCTTGCAATCCTGCCTGTTGATTCGCAAGCCATTATCGTTGATCCGCTTCCTGCGAATGCGTCTAATATTATTGCGTTCATTTTGCTGCTGTTATCTATTGCTCTTGCTAATAATCCGATTGGTTTTGTTGTTGGGTGTAAGTCGCTTCTTTTTGGTCTTTCATAAAGCCATACATCAGATTGCGTTCTATCAAGTATTTGTGCCAGTCTTGCTGAGTCCTCATTCCAGCCATAAAAAATTGGATCGAATGGACCGTTATGTCCTTCCCAGATTGGTTCATATTGTGTATGATAATCTTTTCTTGATAAAACTATTTGATCTTTTACCCAGATAATTGTTGAGCTCCAATGGAAGCCGTTTTGCCTCAGGGCTTTATCTATTTGGGGCCATTCTTGAGCTGACATAAATAAATAAATCGGTGCTCCCGGTTTTGTATATTCATATAATTTTTTAGAAAACCCGTTAATAAATTTTTCCCAATCTTGTTCTGATAGATTATCGTTTTTTATTGAGCGTGTTTTCCATTGTGGGTTATGGCTTCCCCCATAATTTACGTTCCATGGCGGATCTGTTAGTATCATATCAGCCTTTTCTTTTCCTAAAATTTTTTCATAATTTTTTTCGTCTAGGCTATCTCCGCAGATTAGTATATGTTTTCCCAATTTCCATATATCGCCTTTTTTTGTTAGAATCTTTTTTGGTAATTCTGGAATTTCATCCGTTATTTCTTTTTTATTTAGTAATGACCCTCCTATTATTTCTGCTAAGTCATCGTCTGTCCAGCCTGTTGCTCCTAATAATTCCGGGTTATTTTCTCTTAATTCCTCCACTAATTTTTGGAGTGCTTCTGGATCGTAGCCTCCAAGTTCGGCTGTTCTGTTGTCTGCGAGTGCGTATGCTTTTGCTGTGTCGTCGTCGTCCTCAACGAAAACTGCTGCTATCTTTGTCCAGCCTAATTCTTTTGCTGCTTGTAGCTGGTGGTTTCCTGCTATAACAATTCCTGTCGGTCCTTTTTCGTTTTCTCCGGTTCTCCTAACCACGATTGGTTTTCTCTGTCCGAAGGTTTCATAACTTTTGGCAACTGATTTTATATCGCCTTTGCGTGGGTTGCCTTTTAGTAATTCTATATTTTCTATGGGTGTTGCTAGTGCGAGCAGTGGGCTCGCTATATTTGCCGCTTTGTTTGTCATTATATTATATTGTTCTCCTTTTCTGTATTGTGACATTTTTCGCCTAACCTGTCTTTATGCGTCCGGAGT